ATGAATGGCTAGTTAACACCGCTGGATATCAAAAGGTTTATGAATTACTTCCAGAAGGATTAGGCCGTGCTGTTTTTACTAGTATTCGTGGTAATCGTTTAATTGTTGTAGTCGACAGTTTTGTTTATTCATTAAATGAGCATCTTGTCCCTACTTTTGTAGGAATGCTGGGAACTGAAAGAGGCGTTGTATATATAGATGAAAACCTAAACTCACAGATTTGTATTGTAGATGGATTAAATGCTTATATCTATAATTATTCGTTACCAGGATCTAGTTTAACGGTTCAAACTGGTTTAGGTAATCTTGTCCCTGGCTATGTAGATTATCATAATACTTATTTTCTTTTTGGAAATGCTGACAGAACAACTAATGGTGCTGCATGGTATGCTTATCAATATGCTACTCCAACAACCATTACACAAGCAACTACTGGCCAATTTGCTTTACAAACCAAACCTGATTATGCGCTTGCTGTCGTTAGAATTCCTGCTCAATCAGCTAACGTTTTAGTTATGGGAACATCAGTTTGCGAAATATGGATGCAAATTGGGGGATTACAAAACTATAGAAGAAATCAAAACGTAAGCGTAGATTATGGCTGCGCTTCTGTTTCAACTATTGCATCTTCAGATAAATTTATAGCATGGCTAGCTATAAATGAAAATAACGCCCCTACTATTATGGTGTATAATGGGCAAGAATTTAAGCCAATATCAACAGATGGTATCGATCATCAATTGTCTCATATTCAATATCCAGCACAATCAACAGCAATGTTTTATAGACAAGATGGTCATTTATTTTATCAATTAACATTTTATAATCCAGCAGATAATCTAACCATCCTTTATGATTGTACGACTGAGATGTTTTTTAATCTTAGTGATTGGGATTTAAATTATCATCCAGCCAAAAATTATGCTTATTTTAATGGACAGACTTATTTTATTTCTTTAAATGACGGGGATTTATATTTATCATCTACTGATTTAACAACTTACAACGAAAACTTACCGAATGCCATACCAGATCCAACTTTAATACATGAAATCCAAAGAATAAGGATTTGCGACACCATTAGAGCAGATGACAGTAGCCAATTTAGACCAAATACTTTTGTATTCACACTTGAGCAAGGTAACGATAAAAACGTTACAGGGTTATCAATAAATAGCCCTGGGCAGGATTTATTAATAACGGAAGATTTATTTAACCCTCCTGATGATACTATCTACACAGAAGCTGGGCAACCAATGGCAGCTGAGGATTCTTTAGATATAGCATCAATAACAATTCCATATCAGCCAAGAGTTGATTTAACAGTTTCAAGAGATAGTGGAATTACTTGGAGTAATACAGTATCTAGAAATTTAAACCCAATAGGGATGCGTCAAAACATTCTTAACTGGGAAAATTTAGGGGCATGTAATAGTTTAACTTTAAAACTAAGATTTTGGGGTTTAAGTCGGTTTGTAGCTAATAATGGAATGGTGGAGCTATATTAATGGACTTACCAACATATTTACAAGGCATTGATCACGAAAATTATAACCAAGAGTTAAACCAAACTTTAAGAGATAATTTAAGTGATAATGGCTGGGTTGTGCCACAGATAACGATGGTAAACTTAGCTATAATTGAATCACAGATGCCAGATGGTACATTATGGTATGTAACTGATAGTACGCCATCTACATTTGTTGGAAAAGTTAACGGTAGTTTAGTAAAATTTACAACTACTTCGTATCCATAAGGAGCATAGGTAATGGGATTTTTTAGTGGTATAGGAAAAGCTTTAGGTGGCGCTGGCAAGGGATTTATAGGAAGCGGCGGTAGTCCTTGGGGGGCTGCATTGGGGGCTGGCATGAGCCTATTAGGTGGTAGAGGCGGTGGTGGTAATGCCGGAATGGATTATTTAAATCAAATTCCAGGCATGGCTATGGGCTATTTAAATCCTTATACCGAGGAAGGGAAGAAAGCCTACAGTAGCTTACTCGATCAATACAGTAATACATCTACTACTAACCAAAATCAATTTCCCGCTGAATATAGCCAAATGGCGCGCGATCCTAATGCTTTCGTTAATAACTTAATGAGAGGCTACGAGCCATCGCGCGGCTATAATTACAAACAAAATCAAATGCTAGGAGCTGCTAGAAATAGTGCAGCATCGGGCGGTTTTGCAGGTACTCAATACGATCAAGGACAACAAGCAGAACTTGTTCGCGATCTCTTAGGTTCTGATATGGGCGAGTACTTATCAAGAATTATGGGAACTCAAAATGCTGGGTTGGCTGGTGAAGAAAGAAGATTAGCTGGACGCGCCAGTGCTTTAGGCGGTATGGCTGGTACTGGATTTAATGCATCCTCTGATTTAGCTAATATATTAGGTTCAAATTTAGGACAAAAAGCAACTTTTGATTTTGCTAATCAGCGCCAACGTAGATTAGATAGGCGAGAAGATAATAACGACAGGAGCGCATTATTTTCTAAATTATTTGATAGGGGCGCCAACGGAAAAAGTATGTTTGATACTTTCAGTTCTAAAATAGGTTCATTTTTTTCTAAGGGATAAGCGATGCCAATACAAACATTTAATTTTGCAAACATAGAGCCTATGAAGCTAGGAAGTAGATTTTCTGATATTTTAGCTGGACTCAAAACTAGTGAGGATTCCGAAGATAGAAGAATAAAGAATGAAGGCTTAGGGCATCAAAATACTATTTTAGGCGCTGAGGCACAATATGCGCCAGATAAATTTAAATTTGCAAATGCTATTCAAGAAGCTAAGGCTAGATATGCCGCAGAACAAGAACAATCAGAAATTGCTTTAAGAAGAGCGCACGCACATCATGCAAACAGTCAAGCAGAGCATGGTGGCCTAACTGGCGCTCCAGCTGAAGCCTTCGCTTTAGAACTATTAAAAAAACGCTATGGAGCAAATAGCGATGTTTATAACAATGCTAAAAAAAGCTATGAATTGGCAAATCATTCTAAGGAAGTTTTAAACGCAAACAGAGAAGAATTAACAAAAAATGCTGGCAAAAGATTTTCTACTCCTCTAGGAAAGCTTCAACAAGAACGAGCTGAAATTGAAGCTGGGTATATGCCAGGAACTATGAATAGTGATAACCCTATTCCTTTAAATCCTGAAGCTCAGCAAGCATTATTAGGAGAAGTTGATAATAAGATATTAAAAACAAACACTGATGCTCAAAGCCGAATAAAGAATATATATGCAACTAATATTGAGAAAACAGTTGATAATATAAAGGTTGATGATTTAGTTAGGTATGGTGGTCTTGCGGGAGGGGTAGCAAAAAAGATAGAGCAAGGAAAAGCTCTTGTTGGAAAAGAATCTGAGGATTATAAAAAGTTTCAAGAAAATATGACAGCAGTTGAGTTTTTAGCATCTCAGATAAGACAGTTTTATGGGGATTCTGTTCAACCAGAAAAACTAAGAGAACTAAAAGAGTTAGCAAACCCTGCTACTTGGGTTAATAATCCTGAAGTTGCAAAAAGAAAATATAATAAGGCTGTTAGTATTCTTAAACAAGAATTAAAAACCTATAGGGATGCAATGAAAAATCCTGGTGTTTATTTTGGGCAAGAAAACAATAGTAGTAATGAGAAAGAGCTATCTTCCATGTCCGATGCAGAAATAGACGCCATAGCAGATGGTCCTAATAAATAGGGAGTAATTAAATGGGCATAACTAAAGAACAGGCTATAGCGGAAAGGGAGAGAAGACGCAATTTATCGTCTGGTGTACCCAGCCATTCATCTGTAACTAAAGAGCAGGCTATAGCGGAAAGGGAGAGAAGAAGGAGCTTAGCATCCCGAGAGCCTCATCGCGAGACATCAATTGGCGAAGACATGTGGAATGGCATAAAGAATGTTCCTGGAACTCTTTATGATTTAGTTACTCACTTGCCAGGAGAGGCTTACGGTGCATTAGAACAATTGCATCATGATAAGACAAGAGCACTTAGAAATGTCGGTACAGGTTTAGCTCAAATGGGACATGGTATTTTAAATACCCCTGCAAATATAGCTGATTATTTAGCTAGAAAAGAAATACTGCCTAAAGATTACGAAGGAAAACTTTGGAGACAAGAAGAGCATGATTTTGGTAGGATGTTAGGAAGAGAAGGCGTAAAACCTGGAGATGCCCTTATTTCTGGCGTAACCGAATATTTACCTTATTTATTAGGAGGGGAATTAGGTACATTAGGAAATGCCGCCAGAGCTGGAACAAGATCATTAGCTGCTGCTACTCATGCTATAGGTAAAAATGAAAACCCTCTAACGTCAGGGCTTACTGTAGCGCTCGCTGAAGGCTTACGTCATGGCGTGCCAAAAGCTTTTAAAAGCGCCAAAGAAGGAGCTGCAAAACTAAATAATAAATATTCGGCAGAAAATATAGCTAAAAAAGTTATAGATTCTAAAGCTGCTGCCGAGGGCGCATATACCAAAAAATATGGTGAATTTTTTAATAATGCTAAAGAATCTGGGGTGGAAAAGGTTAAGATCCCCCAATTTAAAAGCAAATCTTTGATTAAAGCTGCTGAAACTAAAGAAGCCAATACTATTAGAAAGTTTCTAAAAGATCCAACAATAGAAAATGCCCATCGTGCCCAAAGCGATTTAGGAAAACTATATAGATCATTAAAGAAAACTAAAAAAACTCGCACATTAAATAGTGATGAAAGCTCGGCTTTAAGATCGGCATTAAAGAGCCAAGCTTTAATAAAAAACTCTATTAAGGAATCTTTAGGGGAAAATTTATCAAAAGAATATACAAAGATTAATAAAGGCTATAAAAAAGAAGTGGTGCCATATAATAATCGAGTTATTCATGAATATTTAGATGAAGGATACACTGATTCAGATTTTGTAAAAGCTTTAAATAGCAACAAACGTGCTAGAAAACATATAGTGCCCCTACATCCAGAAATTAAAATAAACCAGGCTATTCCTAAAGCGTTAAAAGGGCTTGGGTATGGTGGGGCTGGAGCATTGGGAATTATGAAATTAAAAGATTTATTTGGAAGTCATTCAGAGTAATCTGGGGAATCAAAATAATAATTTACTATACACGGATATATTACAATAAAGAAAAATAACCCAAACCACAACAACATTTTTCATCTCCTATTTTTTGTTTTCAATTATGCTGTTAATATCAATAATGTTATTCGGGCTACCGCTAACTACGCTCAATCGTCCATCCCATTTTTTTAATGCTTCCCATTGCAGCATTTCTTTAGTTAACGACTGAGAAATTAGCCTATTTGCTTTTGCATCAGCTTCTGCTTGAATAAGTTTAGATTGTGCCAAACCGCTCATAACCGCCACTTCTTTACGTGCTTGTGCTTCAGCTTCACGTAATTCATTTTCTCTTTGTTGGGCTCGTTGTATGGCTTCTATCTTTGAATTCAATGCTGTTCGAACAGTTTCTGGCACATTAAATTGCCCAATAATATATAAATGTGAAATGTTAAAACCAAGCGGAGATAATTCTGTTTGCACCTGATTTAATACATTGGTAAAAAATGCTTCTTTAGCAGAACCATAAAGTTCTTCTATCTTTAATTTAGCAGCACCCCTATTAATAGCATCTCGTAAATTATTGCGAATAAAAAGATGCGTAATTTCATCCATGCCTCTGCGATATTTTGCAAATAATTCATGAACTCGATCTGGTTGTAAATTAAATGTAATTCCTATGTCAGCGTGAACCGCTAAACCTTCACTAGTCTGAAAACTAAACCCTTCTTTTTCTATCCATTGATGGTTTTGTTCAAAAATTGGAAACACAAAAACTTTACACCAAGGCTTTATAAAATGATATCCCACCCGTAATTCTTCGTCTTCTACTCCTTTATGAGAACCAAGCAGGTTAACCACGACACCGACCTCTCCTGGTTGCACACGCTGAAAACAACTTTTAAATAAAATAAGACTTAGAAGCAACGCACATATTGTTGAAACGGTTGAAATAGCAGGTAAATTCATAGGATGAGAACTTTTGCTATTAAGCTTTATCCCAATAACCATCATAATATAGAAAGCTATCAATAAACAAACAACTTCGGCCATAATGTATTAACCCCTAATTAGTTTTCCGCTTAACTATAACTGTTTGTTTTTACGTTGTCAATAGTTGCGAAACTATACAGAATATGGTACATTTCTACAATAAATACGAGGTATATTATGAAAATTTTAAATGTAAGCGAAACAAGGCAAAACCTTTCTAACCTAATAAATGAAGCAGCCGAAAGCCATAAGCCAATTTATATTAAAGGTAAAAATAATAGTGTTGCCCTTATTTCGCATGAAAAATTAGAAAAACTAGAAGAAGCTGCCTACCTTTATTCAATTTCTAAATATATTAATATTGGCAATCTGGATAAAAGCATAGAAGAATATGCCCAAGGAAAAGTCATTAAAAAAAGCTTAGAAGAATTTAAATAATGCAGCTTATTTGGACAAAAAATGCTTGGGATGAATATTTATATTGGCAGTCGAGAGACAAAGCCATCACAAAAAAGATAAATGCTTTGATAAGAGACATCGCAAGAGATCCATTTTCAGGTATTGGCAAACCAGAACCACTTAAGCATAAATACAAAGAAAAGTGGTCTAGAAGAATAGACGAGGCTAATCGTTTAATTTATACCTATAAGTTAGATTCTGAAGAAACAATAGTTATTTTTCAATGTGCCGGCCATTACGAACAATAGTTATTTTCTTAGATTTTACTATACTAAACCTACTGACACAGAATGTGTTTAGCAGAGAGAAAGGATTCTAAATATGGCGCTTGACCCTAGATATATAACGGCTATTGATTTGTCTCCATATTTAGTAGACAAGGATTCAGGCGCACCCTTAGCTAATGGGGTTGTTTCTTTCTGGCAAGATGACGCAAGAACTGTGCCAAAGCTTGTATATGAACTATCTGGCGCACCTCCTAATTACACTTATACTGCATTGCCGAACCCTATTATTTTAAGCAACACTGGAACATTTCAGGATTCATCAGGCAATAATATTGCTGTTTACTATTTTCCGTATGATTCTACGGCTGTTGATGCAAACGTACAGCTTTATTATATTACTGTTACTAATTCAATGGGAACAGAGCAGTTTACTAGGGAAGCGTGGCCTAATATAGTAACCAACGAAAGCCAAACTTTAACACAAGCCGATATTAGTAATGCTCTAACTAATCCGCAATTTGCAACTGTCTTATTTAATTCTTCTAATTCATTAACTATTACTACTACTGGATCTGGAACCTTAAGTACTACTATAGCTCCAGGATGGGTATTAAATTTAACAACTCTAGGAATTGGAAGTGTTACTGTTACTAGAAATTCTATAGCAGGTTCAACGGCTTATCCTTATAATCCGCCATACACATTAACTGTAGCGCCAGGCGCTAATATTACTGCATTAACTCTATCACAAAGGCTTTACCATAACCCTAGCATTTGGTCGCCTCAACCAGGGGGCACTAATGGATATATCGCATCATCTATTTTATTAGCGCCTCTAAGCTCGGCAATCATACAATATGCACCGTCTACTGGTGCTGTGCAAGAATTGCTTAACTCTACAAATACATTAGGAACTTATCAAGAGTTTACAAACACTATTCAATTAGCAACAGCCAGTAATACCGATTCTTCTAATGTTGGCTACGTTGATATTATTGTTTCTTTGCCTATAGGAACAACTACAACTTTTAGTAATGTACAAATTGTAGGATTAGAAACTAATGAGCCTAATGTTGTTTACGATCAAACTCCGGTTAATCGTCAAATGGACTATATGTTTCATTACTACAATCCATTATTACAATATAAGCCTATACCGAGTTATCTGACAGGGTGGGATTTCCCCTTAAATCCTGCCCAGTTTTTAGGTACTAGTATTACTACTCAAGCAGTTGGAGCTAATAAATCTTTTTATGCCTGGGATCAAACGATTGTATTTCAATCTGTTAACAGTGGTGTAAGTGTTAGTCGTGGAGGCAATGGAGAATTTGTATTAACCGCCGCTACTACAGGTGTGCAGCCAGCTATTATTCAATATTTAGATGCTACAAAAGCTAAAGAAATGTTGAACTCCAGGATGTCTTCGGCCATTGAAAGCAAAACTTCAAATACAACGGGAATAGCCGCAACAATATCGCTATGGTACTGTACTGATGCTTCATTACCAAGTGTTGTGGCTGGCACTAATAACTCTATCGTTGCAACTTTAAACGCTAACGGACTTCCTGCAACAGTAAATGGTACTTGGGTTCAAGTACCAGGAAACAGTTTAGGGGCGGCTCAATTTACAGTAACACCTAACGCTACTACCAATTTTAATTTGAATGGATTTAGTGGTTGGGATATGCAAGGAGCGTCTGCTACTCAAACTGCTAATTTCTTTGCAATTGTTGTGGGTTTTGGTGCAATGAATAGTGGTGACACTATTTCAATTAACTCTGTAAGCATTGTACCTGGAGATATTCCTACAAGGCCAGCGCCACAATCTGTGTCGGCAGTAAGTTTAGATTGTTTTTATTATTATCAAAAATCTTTTTTACCAGGAGTTGTACCAACAACTGGTGCTGGCTTTTCAAGTAGTGGATCTTTAACTTTTATAGTGACCGCAGCAGGAAGCCCTAACAATTATGGCCCTGCTTATCGTTACCCTACACCAATGAGAGTAACCCCAACTATAATACTTTACAATCCTGTAAATAATAATAATAAAATATATAACGGGGCAACAAGCACTGATTTCCAAACTACCATTTTAGAAGAAAATACGGTGATGGGCTTTCAAATAGAGGGCACCCCAGACGCGGGAGCAGGAAATGGTAATGGCATTGCAGTTAATTTTACAGCAGATGCTCGCCTAGGAATAGTTTAATTAATTTAGGAGAATTTTAATGGCAACAAATTATAATATAGATAAAACTAAAAGTGGTGTAAATGGATTTGGTTTACCATTTTGTAACACTATTTATTCTGCAACGCTAACCGCAAGCACCGACACTACAGTCGCAGTTCCATTAACTGCCGCAGTTGGCGCTCCTACTGCCACAACCTTTAATAAATTTATGGCTGTATTTTCATATACTGCTGGTAATGATGTGTTTGTTGCGCTTAACGCAGCAGCCGCAGTTCCAGCCGGTAATACTTTTGCAGCTACTACATCTGAGCTTAATCCAACTGCCAAAATGGTTAAATCAACAGATGTAATACATTTTTATTCAGCCACCACCCCAAAAGTTACTGTTGCATTTTACGCTATACAGGAGTAATAAATGTCTACACAATTTAGTCAATTTAATCCTGTTACAACAGTTGCTGAATCTGGCGACACTGTTGTAGGCTTAAGAAATGGCGCTAACACTATATTTAATGCCCAAGCATTTGCGGCGCTCCCTTGGACAACATTAACTTCTGGGCAGGTATTGGTTATTAATAACGGATATTTTCTAGCAAACTCTGCTAACGCTATTTATACACTGCCAACGGTTGCAGCAGCAGGACAAATACTACAGATTATAAATCTTTCAAATTATACTGTTACAATAGCGCAAAATGCAGGGCAAAAAATTCAATTCGGTAATATAGCATCAACTCTAGGAACAGGCGGATCTATTGCATCATCCAATATTGGTGATTCCCTGACTTTAGTATGCAGTGTTGCTAATAATAACTTTACACTTTTAGGCGCACCACAAGGAAATTGGGCGGTAACTTAATTTATTAAGGGATTAATTTATGACAATAGGTAACGCACTAAATGCTGCATTTGCTGCTAATCAATTAATATATGCATCATCGGCAACTCAATTAATTGGGTTAGCTACAGCAACAAATGCAATATTAGTTACAAATTCTGGTGGGATCCCAAGTTTTCAAGCTACTATCCCATTACTAGTTCAACAAAATATTACTGAGTTAGGTGCTATTGCCTCTATTGGTGCTCCTTTAAATCAACAATTTGGTGGCACAGGTGTTAATAACACTGGAACCATTACTCTAGGTGGCAGCTTAACAACTACTGGTGCTTATAATTCTACCTTTAATATGACCGGAGCTACTAGTGTAACATTTCCAACCAGCGGAGTGTTAGCTACAACTGTAGGTGTTGGAGTGTTAACGGTTTCAGGAACACTTAATAAAATTTCTTGTACTGGAGGACAAAACCCAGTATTAAGCATCGATCCAAATTATGTTGGGCAAACATCTATTACAACTCTTGGCACAATTACGACTGGGGTTTTTGAAGGTTCTATTATTGGATTAGCCTATGGAGGAACAAATGCTAACCTTACTGCCTCTAATGGCGGGATTTTTTATTCAACCGCCTCAGCTGCCGCCATATTGTCTGGAATTGCAACCGCAAATAAAGTGTTGTTGTCAGGCTCGAATACCGCCCCTACATGGTCAACAGCTGTCTACCCTTCCTCGACGACTGCAAATCAACTTTTATATTCGTCTGCAAATAATACCATAACTGGTTTAGCAACTGCTGCCGACAGCGTGCTTGTTACCAATATAGATGGGGTTCCAAGTATTAGCAGTACTTTACCATCTGCTGTTCAACAAGGTATTACTGAGCTTGGCACCATAACATATATGATTGAACCACTAGGAGCTGCGTTTGGTGGAACAGGCGTTAATAATGGAACATCGACCATTACTCTTGCAGATAGTTTAACAACTACTGGTGCTTATCCTGTAACATTTAATTTTACTGGCAATACCAATCTCACGTTCCCACTCTCGGGTACTTTAGCAACAGTCGCTGGGATCCCGTCATTACCATTAATTACATCTCAAGGTGGTTCTGGCCTTGTTAGCCCAACCGCACACGGAATATTAGTTGGCGAAGGCTCTAGCCCTTTTAATCCCATTGTTTTAGGCGCTGGACAATTATTAATTGGAACTACATCAGGCGATCCAGTCGCAGCTACTTTAACTCAAGGAACAGCATTAACTATTACTAGTGCAACTGGTGCTATAACAATTGGCGTTACAAACAACCCTTCTTTACCAGGAATGGCTGGTGTTACATTACCACAGGGTAATACCGCTGCTCGTGCTGGTGCTGCTGGTACTATGCGTTTTAATACACAAACCAGTGTATTTGAGGGTACTACTGACGGCTCTACGTGGTCACCATTTTCAACAGCAGCTCTAGGTGTATTAAGTGTTTCTGGTACTGCTGGATTTATTACATCAACTGGGGGCACCACACCAATAATTGATATTGATCCAACGTACGTAGGACAGACTAGTATTACCACTTTGGGTACGATTACAACGGGAACCTGGGCAGGAACAACGGTTGCTGTAAACCACGGTGGCACTGGTGCAGCTTCTCTTACACAATATGAAGTGTTATTAGGCAACGGCACAAGCGCTATAGGAACTGTTAGTGGGCTTGGAACATCTGGCTATGTGTTAACAAGTAATGGCCCAGGAAGTGCCCCTACTTGGCAAGCAACAGGCGCAGGAGGCGGAGTATTAAGTAATATTGCAACAGCAAATCAAACGACAGTATCCAGTGCTACTGGTAATGTTACTATTGGTTTAGCAAGTAATGCTATATTGCCTGGTGCTGCCGGTGTTACCCTTCCTCAAGGAAATACCGCGGCAAGAGCGGGAACGGCTGGAACAATGAGATTTAACACTCAGTCTGGCGTGTTTGAAGGTACAGCAGATGGTAGCACTTGGGCAACTTTTGAATCGTCATCTACTGGCGTTACAAGTGTTGCAGGAACAACAGGATTTATCACATGTTCCCCAACAACGGGTAACGTTATTGTAAATATCGATCCTACTTATGTTGGGCAAACCTCTATTACAACGTTAGGAACTATTACATCTGGTACTTGGAATGGCAGTCTTGTTAGCGGAACATATGGTGGTACTGGGGTAAACAATGGTAGTAATACCATAACCTTGGGAGGAAATCTTACTACTAGCGGAGCATTTAATACTACTTTAACAGCAACCGCTAATACCAACGTAACACTACCAACTAGTGGAACATTAGTTAATAGCGCTGTTACAACATTATCATCGTTGTCTAGCGTTGGCACAATCTCAACGGGATCCTGGGGAGCTTCTATCATTTCCCCAACGTACGGAGGGACTGGTATTAACAATGGATCCAACACGATTACTGTTGGTGGAAACTTTGCAACTAGCGGGGCGTATGCTGCTACATTAACTTTAACTGGGGCAACAAATGTAACCCTACCAACATCAGGCACGCTAGCCACAACTTCATCTATCCCTACTTTCCCATTGTCTTTAGCTAATGGCGGATTGAATGCTAATTTAACGGCAAGTAATGGTGGTATATTTTATTCGACTGGAAGTGCAGGAGCTATTTTATCTGGCACGGCCACTGCTAATCAGGTATTATTGTCTGGTAGTAGTACGTCTCCAACTTGGAGTACGGCCACATATCCAGCGTCAACAACTGCACATCAAATTTTATATAGCAGTGCCAACAATACTATAGCTGGATTACCTTCAGCAAATAGCGGCATCTTGGTAACAGATAGTTCTGGCGTTCCTAGCATAGGAGTTACTCTACCGACAGCTGTTCAAGGTAATATTACTCAAACAGGAACTATTACTAATGGTGCTTGGA